GGCTTTCTTACCATTTTGTTCTTTACCAGAATTAGAAGGATGTATTGTTACTTGGGATTTTATTGAAACAATACACAGCAGATCATATACTTACATTATTAAAAACTTATATTCAAACCCTAGTGAAGTCTTTGATACAATTATACAAGATGAAAAGATTGAGAAAAGAGCTTCTAGTGTTACAAAAACCTATGATGACTTAATTGCTATGGGTTATCAATGGACACTTACACCAGATAAAGTTGATATGTATGAGTTGAAAAAGAAATTATATCTTGCTATGGTGACAGTAAACATACTTGAAGGCTTAAGATTTTATGTATCATTTGCTTGTTCATTTGCATTTGGTGAATTAAAGAAACTAGAAGGTTCAGCAAAGATTATTTCATTTATTGCTAGAGATGAATCACAACACTTGGCGATGTCGCAAAGAATTATTAATAACTGGAAAGACTATGAAAATGACAAAGAAATGTTAAAAGTAATGAAAGACTGTGAAAAAGAAGTTTATGCTATGTATGATGAAGCAGTACAAGAGGAGAAACGTTGGGCAACTTATCTATTCTCACAAGGTTCTATGATAGGTTTATCAGAAAAACTATTACATCAATTTGTAGAGTATATGGCCAATAGAAGAATGAAAGCTATTCAATTAACACCTACTTATGACCAAAAAACAAATCCATTACCTTGGGTTGACCATTGGTTAAATAGCAGATCAACTCAAAATGCACCACAAGAAACAGAAATTGAAAGTTATGTTATTGGTGGTATTAAACAAGACGTAAAAAAAGATCAATTTAAATCATTTAAATTGTAAAAACAAATATGAAAATTTTTATTATGGCTATTTTATTAGGCCAATTAGATTTAATGGGTAATGTTTTTTATACAACATTTGAAGAAAATCCTAAAACAAAATTTAATACAATGGAAGAATGTTTGACGGCAGCTAAAATTAAAGGTGATAAAATGTATAAATCATCTTTAAAATATCCTGATTTAGATATAGTTGATATAAAAATTAATTGTATAGAAACAAAATCTAGTAAAAAAGGAACAATTTAAAAAATTTAAATTATAATATGGTTGATAAAAGTAGGCATTTAGCAAAAACTTTAACGTGGAGAATAATTGCAACGACAGATACATTTTTGATAGCCTGGTTAATTACAGGTAAAATAGATTGGGCAAGTGCAATTGCTGGTATTGAGGTATTAACAAAAATGTTTTTATATTATGCACACGAAAGAGTTTGGTATAAACATATAAAATTTGGAATAAAAAAAAGAATAAAAAATGAATTGTAAAAAAATATTAGTTATGGGATTACCAGGTTCTGGTAAAAGTTATCTTGCTGACAAACTTGCACCAATGATAAATGCTGTTTGGTTAAATGCAGATAGAGTTAGAGAAGAAGCAAACGATTGGGATTTTACTCCTGAAGGCAGACAAAGACAAGCCAATCGTATGAAAGACTTGTCACAAAAAGCATTAGATGAAGGTAAACACGTTATTGCTGACTTTGTATGTCCTACACCAAAAACCAGAGAAGACTTTAATGCTGACTATACAGTTTGGATAGATACAATTAAAGAAGGACGATTTGAAGATACAAATAAAATGTTTGTACCACCTGAAGAATATGACTTTAGAGTACCAACTCAAAATGCAGAATTATGGGCAATTCGTATTGCAGATGAAATACAAGAGTATCAATGGGATAACAGAAGACCTACAGCACAGATGTTAGGTAGATGGCAACCTTGGCACGAAGGACATCAAACTTTATTTGAAGAAATTATAAAGAAAACAGGTCAAGTAAATATTCAAGTAAGAGATGTACAAGGTGTGGGTGATAATCCTTTTGATTTTGATACTGTAAAAGAAAATATTGAAAAGGCTTTAATATCATATAAAAATAGAATTAAGATCACGCTTGTTCCTAATATTACAAATATATGTTATGGTAGAGGAGTAGGTTATAAAATAGAGGAAATAGTATTACCAGAAAATATACAAAAGATTTCTGCTACAGAAATTAGAAAGAAGATGAGGGATCAAGGAAAACTATAATGATTGAGAAAAGAAAAAAAACTTGTTCTAGTTGCGACACTAAATATAATGTAGAATGGGATATTGAAGTCCAAGATTTAGAACCTTTAACTTGCCCTTTCTGTGGACACGAAGTAGAGGAACTAGAAGATGAAGAAGTTTGGTCAAACGAGCAACCAGAAGCCGAAGACGATAGTTGGAATTGATTATAGTTTAACAAGTCCTGCAATTTGTGTAAATCATAACGGTGACTTATTTTTTTATTACTTAACTAATAAGAAAAAATATCTTGGTAAAATGGCAGATAATATTATGGGATTTGAACATAAAGAATACAATACACCAATCGAAAGATTTACTCAAATATCCACGTGGGCAATTAATCAGTTTAATAGATTAGATTACAATTTAAAAAAAATAAAAATTTTCATTGAAGGTTATTCATTTGGTTCAAAAGGCCAAGGTATATTTCAAATAGCTGAAAACTGTGGTATTTTAAAATATAGACTAGAACAACTAAAACTACCATACGAAACAGTTGTACCAAGTGTTGTTAAAAAAGGCGCTACAGGAAAAGGTAATGCTGATAAAGATATGATGTATGAGGCCTTTTTAAAAGAAACAAAGATTGATTTGAAAAAGATATTTGATACAGAAAAAGTTGGTAATCCTGTATCTGATATTGTAGATAGTTATTATATACAAAATGTTGGTTATTATGGATTACCAAAGTAAAGAAGACGCAATTATATTTCCATATATAAAGTCTTTATACACATCAGGCAAAATTATTGACATTGGTTGTAAATCAGGTAAATGGTCTTTATATTTAAAAGATACTATATCTGAAGAAAACTGGATAATGTTTGAAGCCATCTCAAAATGTATAAAAGATTTATCAAGGTTTTACAAAAAATCAGAATTACATAATATAGCCTTATCAGATATAAATGATGATCGAAGAAAATTTATTTTTGATAAAAAACATATGGGTCATTCATCATTTACTCATAATGGTAAAAGTGATGTAGAAATAAGATATGTTAGAAGTCGCAAGTTAGATGAATATAATTATAATGATATATGGTTGATAAAGATTGATACCGAAGGACACGAATTACCTATATTGAAAGGTGCAAAAGAAACTATAATGAGAAATAGTCCTATTTTATACTTTGAGTGTTATCATAAAATAATGGATTTACAAGACTACAATCAAAAAGATTTATATAACTATTTAACTGAAATGAATTATAATATAACAAATATTGAAACAAAAAATGTGTTAAGTTACGAGAAATTTTATGAACAGACTTTTTCTGATAAATCAACTGAACACAACTTTATAGCGAGGAAAAAATGAAAAATGTAAAAGGTTGGTGGTTACCTAAATGGGATAATCACTATGAAAAGATGATGATGCCTGTAGGTAATGATTGGTCTTATCAACAAGAATCCAGAGATTATGCTTTGTCTTTTGTTAAGAATTGGAATATTGCATTAGATATTGGCAGTAATATAGGTTTCTGGTCAAAAGAACTTTGTGATAAATTTAATACAGTATGGGCGTTTGAACCACATCCAGAAAATAATGATTGTTACAGAAAAAATTTAGAAACATACAACAATTATCATTTAGAAGAAATAGCTCTATCAAATCACCAAGAAAAAGGTGCTGTATTATGGCAAAGTCCTGATGAAAGTGGTAATGTGAGTTTAATAGCTCACGGTGTAGAAAATGGTAACTCAATTAGAAAATTAACAGACCATTCAAAATTCAAAAAATTAACTACAGATGTTAAAATGTTAGATGATTATATTAGTGAATTTGAAGGTAAAAATATTGACTTCATTAAAGTAGATTGCCAAGAACACGAAAAGGAAATTACTGAAGGCGGTTTAAACTTAATTAAAAACCACAATGCTGTTGTGTGTTTAGAGTTGCCTCTAAGAGATGAAGATGAAAGAAAATACCACGATCAAGTTGTGAAAATATTAAACTCAATTGGTTACCAGAGAAGAGGTAACAAAAGAAAAGAAACTATATTTACAAGATGAATATATCTGTAGTAACAACTCTTAATAAAAAACTGTACAAGGCATACGGTCACAAGTTTTTTGAAACTTATAATTGGCCATTTGATTTACACGTTTATAGTGAAAACTTACTAGAAATACCAAACAAAAATCAAATTATAAAAAGTATCTTTGATGAAATACCAGAATGTGAACAATTTGTAGAAAGAAATAAAACAAAACCTGTTGCTGATACAGGCGATGGTTATTTACAGGATGCTGTGAGATTTTGTTTTAAAGTATATTCATATACAGATATGATACTAAACAATGAAGACTATGATGGTTTAATAGGCATAGATGCTGATAGTGTATTTTATAAATCAATAGATAAAAATTGGATAAAACAACATATTCATAGAGAAAATTGTATGATGAGTTACTTAGGACGTGGTGATCTTTATAGTGAGTGTGGTTTTTTATATTGGAATTTAAAACATAAAGACACAAAAGATTATGCTCAGTATATGAAAAATATGTACTCTACAGATCAGATATATAAGCTGCCAGAAAAACACGATAGTTATATATGGGATTATGTTAGAAAAAGATTTGAAGATGAAAGAAGCACTTTAAATAATAATATTGGTGACGGTAAACCTGGACACGTTCAAGCCAGATCAATATTAGGAGAAGTTTATGACCATATCAAAGGTCCTAAAAGAAAACAAACACTTAAAAGTCCAGAATCGAGGTTAAAATGATAAATGTCTTTATTGGTTATGATAGTAAAGAAAAAGTAGCGTATAATGTATTAAACTATAGTATATTAAAGAACTCAACTAAACCAGTCGCTATTACACCAATCTATTTAAACAATATAAAAGATGATTTTGTTAGAGAGAGAAATAGTCTTTCTTCAACTGAATTTTCTTTTAGTCGTTTTATTATACCACACCTTATGAACTATCAAGGTTGGGCATTGTTTATGGATTGTGATATGATAATGGAAGCTGATATTGCTGAATTATGGCGATTGAGAGATGACAAATATGCTGTACAAGTATGTAAACACGATTATACACCTAAAAATACCACAAAGTTTTTAGGTCAAACTCAAACAGTATATCCTAAAAAGAACTGGTCAAGTTTTATGTTAATGAATTGTAAGAAGTGTACACAACTTACACCTAACTATGTAAATCGAGCATCTGGTTTAGAACTACATCAATTTAAATGGTTAGAGAGTGAAGAATTAATTGGTGATTTGCCGTTAGAATGGAACTGGCTTGCTGGTGAATATGAATATAAGAAAGATATAAAAAATGTTCATTACACGGAAGGTGGTCCTTGGTTTGAAGAATATTCAAATTGTGATTATGCTCAAAATTGGTTTAACTATTATACAGAATGTTTTAAGATAGAATTAATTTAATATGATTGAGGGTTTTAGAACAAATACATACAAAGATAAATTTGTAACATCATTAGTTAATAGTGTAAACGGTATTATTCATCCAAATACAAAAACAAATATTTCTCAATATGGATTAGGAGAATGGCCTACATTTAACTTTGAAAAATGGACAGATAAACCAGTTGCTGTAGTGGGTACATTAAGAGGTTCAGAAAAAGTAATTTGGGAAGCACAAAAAAGAAAACACACTTTTCTTTATATGGACCACGCTTACTTTCACGCTACAAGAGATTATAAAGATAAGGGTTTTGGTTTATTATATCGTATAATTAGAAGCCAAATGCAATTAAATTACCTAGTTGATTTACAACAAAAAGACTATAAAAGAATACAAAGATTTAAACCTATTAAAGTAAAAACTTTTCATAAATCAGGTAGATACATATTGGTGTTACCACCAACTCAAGCAATTGCTAGACTGTATGATATTAATTATGAACAATGGTTAAAAGAAACTATGAATACTATCAAAAAATATACAGATAGGCCTATCATAATTAGAAATAAAACAGAAAAAACTCCTTTACAAAACCAATTAAAAGAGGCGTGGGCTATGGTAACATATCAATCAACAGCCGCTATTGAAGCAATAACAAATGGTATACCTGTTTTTTGTGATGAGATTTGTTGTGTTAAACCCGTCGCAGAAACAGATTTTACAAAAATAGAAAAACCAAAATATACAGATAATGATTTTAGAAAAAAGTGGATAGATAGTTTATTAAGTTGCCAGTTTTCAATGTCAGAAATTGAAAGTGGAGTAGCTTATGAAACAACAATGAGATTACAAAATGATAATTACGCATAAAATGGCTTGGGATAAATGTTTATCTCATCAAATTTGGCCACACATAGAAAAAGGTTGGAAAGATGAAGATAAACCTATACATTTCTTTTGGGGTCTTGGCGGTAGTAATGTAAAAGACATCGCTGAAGTAAAAGAAAAAAACGAAGAATGGTGGTATGTTGATGTTGGTTATTTAACACAACAGATTACTCGTTATCCAGAGCCAAAGATACACGATTTAGACAAAACATATTTTAGAATAGTAAAAGGTGGCCTTCATACC